GTAGTACCCATTTTCCATTAGCATCTATAACCATCCATCTAGCCTCACACTGCTTGGCCTTGACCTTTTCAGGGCAGAAATAGCCTTGCCATTCTTTCCCATTCTTGGCACTGGTTCCTTTGTTATGGAGCATATGACCATGCGTACAGATTGGAGACTCAGGCATTGGAGTAGCCCCTAACGTCTCAACGACGGCAGCCATGGCATCGGCAAATGACGGTATGCCTGTATCGCGTATGGTGTCATCGCTTTTGACACTTGGCACTGGGCCGTGCTTTGTTTCCCATAGCTGATTGTGTTGGTCAGCTCTGACTTGTGCAGAATCTAGGCGCTCTACAGCTTCCATATCCTGACGTGTTGGCCGTGTCTCACTGGGCGTTAGCAGGCCAATAACACGACCTATTGCACTGGTAGAGCATGTTTCGATAAACCAACGGCCACCTATCTTTTGCTCTGATCGCATCTCAAATGCGTAATCGATAGCTGCAGGTAGTGCATCCTCGTTAGTCCTAAATGCCTCAGCGCGCATAAGAATGTAGCCTGTCTTTAAATCCATTTCCTCAATATGCACGGTAATGCGACCCGTAGGGAACTCAGCTCTAAAGCGTTTGATGCGAGCATTTACATCCTCATAATTATCTAAAAATGTAGCCATTAGAGTTTGCTCCTGTCAGCTATAGCAGCCGATATTGCACGGCCACGCACGTAGCCCTCACTGTGTCCATCTTTGAAGCCTTTAGCATAGGCAAATACTGCCCCTAAACCTGATGCAATAACACCGTATAGCACCATCATCCATAAACTGTATGTAGTCATCTTGCAGCCCTTACTCTTAGCCCCTAGCACCGTTACTAGGTGTTGGCTACAGTATGAAGCGACTAGCAGACATCTTTCAAGTCTTAGCCTACGTTCGGCGTGTCGTTCGGCTTTTCAGGCGTAGGTTGTCTCGACTTCAAGCCATTAGATGCTAAGACACCGCCTAGTGATCCAGTAAGAAATACCGTAAGTGTTGTGAGCAAATCAATAAAAGCCCTGTCATTAGGGGCTTGTTGGCTAATCGGCTGCGTTACAAATATCAAGGCGTACAACATACCCATAACTGATAGAGCAAATACCACAGCTAGAGTGCAGCCAATAAAGACTATGAGCCTTGCGTGTAATTCCTCAGGGGCTAGGCGTTTCGTAGACTTCCTTGGGGAGTAGGTCCTTAGAGCAGACTCCCGTAACTTCACATCTAGGCGGCTGGCACTCTTTAGAGGCCCACCGTTCGTAATTTTGGCAGTCATATCTTACCCATCCTTGGTAGCCGCATCCTGATAGGAGCAGTACGAGTGCTACCGCCCCTAACAAACGATGCATTATTTAGCGCCTACGCCAAATTTCTGATCTGTTGGATTTACGGCCCTCAAAATCGGTGCAAGTGCAGCTGCTACAAATGCATTAGCTAGCACCTTAGGGTCAGTAATACCTGACATGTAAAGCGCACCGACACATGCAAGTGCAGCACGGGCATATGATGCAAGCGCTGCTATTAGTTGGTCCTTCATGGTTATCTCCTTTAGCGCCCTTAGTTGACTTGTTTTAAGACAGCCACAATATGACTAGATGAGGCTGTAACACCGTAAAGGCCCTCGTTATCACCTACAGGCAGCTGCATTTTATCGCCATTATCTAGCTTGTAACCGTTAGCTGTAGTTACGTTAGCATCGCCTAAAAACACAGCGCCGCCACCTTGATTATGCAGCCATACGGTTTGGTCCATAATGTTTGCAGCTACTAATAATGTAGCTGATGTAGTTACTGTTACTTGTGCGCTAGTTGGCATTCTTTAGCTCCAATTTAGTTATCAGTGCCGCCACCTTGGCTGCATCTAAAGCTATTTCGAAATGCATTTCGTCTTTACGGTTCACGTAATCGCCGCCCCACTTTAGGCCGTACTTCTTAGCCAGGGCCTGAATCATTGGCACTTTAGCTGCCTCAAACGTGCCTGCCTTACCTAGTGCATGCTTAGTAGCATTAAGATCAAGTGCTGTGCCTGATGAGTGGTTACTGAGTTTGTCAGTGCTACCGCGTATCATGCGATAGCAGTAGCCCCAGTCATCACCTGTGCCATCTATGGGCTCTATTAGCTTGTGAAAGTCTGCAGCAAATGCAATCAGTAATGGCGCTACCTTTTCAGCGCACGCAAGCTTTACCGTAGTACCTGGCACTGTGTAAGACTTTATGCCAATCGCTGCACGATCCTTTGATGCAGGCCAGCCGTTGAAACTTGTTTCACTCATGCCAGTAATAGGGCCGCTTCATCGGCGCTTATGCCAAGTTTAGATAACAGTGCAGCTTTAGCTGTTGCTTTAGCTGCAGCATCTGCATCTGCCTGTGCCTTGGCTGCAATCGCTGCCTGTGCATCTGCCTCGCGCTGTGCTATCTCATCGGCTGTTAGATCAAGCTCTGTTACCTCGCCTGTTTCACAGTTCACGATAATCTTCTTATCTGCCATTTTTATCTCCTATGTTTTTGATATGCCGTAAAGGGTTGCCGTTGAATATTCAACAAATTTACCACTGCTACCAGCTACTAGGCCTATCGCATTTATTGCAGCTGTTGCAGACCAAAGTTGAGCCACTAGATAGGTATATGAAATAGTTGCATTGTTTTCAGTTACACCATCTTGCGAAATAGATTTGTAATTACTAGAAGTATAATTAGGAATATACAACTCGGAATTAGTAAATGTGCTAGATGTATAAGTACTTGCATTTTGCAATCCATAAAGAAGCGTATCTGTTCCTGATGCAGATGCAGTGCCATTTCCTCTAAGTAATCTCATAGACTGATTAGTTGTTAGGCCGTTTAGTGTATAAGTCATATCGACTGTATTAGCGTCACCGCGTAGGCTAGACACAAGTTTCAAATCTGTGTATGTACTTGGGATACTTGTAAAACTAATTGTCGTTGAGCCACCAGAACCGACAGCCACGCTTGCTATTTTGGTGTATGTATTTGGCATTATGCAGCCGCGATTCCATAGAGTGTAAAGGTAGAGCCTGATGAAAGATTTTTGCTTGTTCCACTCACATTAAGAGTAACTGATGTTATAGCTGCAGTGTTACGCCACAATCCCACGTCTGCCCATGAGGTAGCACTTGCTTCGGAAAAGCGCCCTAAAGTGGTTTTATATGTAGTTGTGTTTGAATAATTCATTATCTGTGTAATTGCTGTTCCATAATTTGTAGCTGAACCATCGTTGCTTATGTAAATAATACTTGTATTGCTACTGCGACTAGATGCTGCGGATGTTCCATTACCTGAAAGTTGTGTATAACTATAGTTATTTCCTGAATCAGAATTGAAACGAATTTGCACAGCTTCACCAGCGCTTGAAACTTTTACGTTGGAGACAAGAACCAAATCTGTATAAGAACCGCTGATTGAGCTAAAAGTAACGCTTGCTTGGTCGCTGCCTAACGTTGTAGTCGCTATCGGTGTATAAGTTGATCCTGCGGCCATGGCTATCCCTTTATCCCGTAGAGTGCAAATGATGAGTATTGATTGAAAGTACCAGCAGCAGGTGCAAGTGTTATAGAAGTTACCGCAGCAGTATTGCGCCAGTTACCAGACATAAGAAACATATATCCACCACCATTTTTATCTGCACCAGCAAGGGAACGAACTGTTTTATATTTATTAGTATTAGCATAATCTAAAATATCTATAATAGATGCTGTTGCATTTGTATATGTAGCGGCGTTATATCCCACTAATATCTTTGTCTCATTTGCCGTTCCTGATGAAGCAACAGTTGTTCCATCTCCATATAAGAAGTGCCGTGAATAATTGGCGGCAGTATCTCCATTAAATTGTAACCTGTAGTCATTATCTGAGGCTGATAGCAAAGCCATGCAGCGTATTTGTAAATGTGTATAAGTAGCAGCAATAGAACTAAAAGTAACGCTTGATGCAGTGGTACCTAGCGTAGTTGTAGCAATAGACTCATAGTCATTTACAGGCGTGGGGACCTGAGGCGCTAAAATACTGCTGACAATATTGAGCATTATGCAATAGCCCCGACTACATACCATGCATCAGTTGCCACTTTGATACAAGCAGCGCTTTTATATTGTGCAAGGGTAGGGCTTGCAGCAGTTGCACCTGCACTGAGCACAGTAGTTGTGCCAGGTGTTACGGCGCTTATTGTGCAAGTACCAGCACCGATATTTAGCACGGTAATAACTGATCCGACAGGAATAGCCACGGATGCGTTAGTAGGAATCTTAAAGGCTATTGCTGTTGCCTTGTTCATTTGTTGCAAGACTTGGTAACTATCGGCAATTACTGCCGTGTAGTCAGCCGTTGCCGTTGCGTTCAAGGTAAAGGCAGGTAGCCCATTCCATAATGTTGAGGTAACTACCTCACCCGTAAC